GATGCCTTGGGCGACCTTCCGGCGCTTGCCCTCGTCGTTGCGGGCGAACAGGCTTCGAGACTTGATCCGGCGGATGTGCTGCGGGACCGACTCGGTTCCTTCCCAGCCCTGCTCATGCTTGATGCCGTAGGGGACGCTCGTGCCGAAGCTGGCCTCCCCTTCCTTCTCCGAGATCGCGTGAGCCTCCGGCGATGCGGCGACCGAGCGGCGAAGGTGACCCGTCTGCCAGCGCAGGCCGGGGAAGACCGGAGGGCCCTTCTTGGGGAACGAGAGCTCGCGCTCGATCGCGTGCTTCGACATGACCATGACGGCGGCGCGGCCGCCGGCCATGAGGGCTTCGAGCATGTTGCTGCCGTAGGAGACGAACATCTCCGCCATCTGCTCGGGCGTGAAGTCGCGATCGCGCGCGCCGTTCACAGGAAGACCCGCTTGCCGTTCAGGATTTCTTGCGACAGCGCCGAGAGCTTGTGCACGAGCGCACGCGACGATCCGGCCTGCGCGACGTTGTCGATGCCGACCTTGCGGCCCTCCTGGTAGAGCAACCAGGAGAGCTCCTTCGCGGGGTACTTGATCGACTCCTGCGGCGTGGTGTAGCCCGCCCAGTACGTCGCTTGAATGTTCTGCCGTCCCGGCGACCATCCGAGCCCGTAGAACGCGTTCTGGCGCACGAGGATGCCGGGCATTTCAAGGCCCGCGTTCTCGACCAAGACTGCGGCATTGACCGAGTACCCCTGGCCCACTGAGAGCGACACGCCGTTTTCCGTGATCGTGATCGGGTCGGTCGGATAGGTCAGCGGGAAGTGCGAGCGATCGAGACGCAGGCGCTCGCCGTTCTTCCCGTAGGCGTCGTCGCCGTTGAGGTATCGCGTGAACTGCGCGCGCTCCCAGACGCGAGAGGTGTAATCGTTGATGACCTCGCCCGCCGCGGCGATGCAGGCCGTGAGAAGCGTCGCGTCGACGGTGGGCGTGTTGATCCCATCGCCTGCGACGAAGGCCTGCACTTCTGCGGTGGTGACTAGTGCCATCGGTTACTCGATGACCTTCCAGCCGAGAACGCTGAGCGCGTCCACGTGTTCTCCGGCCACCTCGATGACGCCTTCGCGGTCGGCCTTGTAGATGACCGTCGAGCCGTCGTCGACCGATACCCCGGCCTCCTTGCGCACGTCGGCGCAGAACATGCGCACGACGGTTCGTCCGGGAGCCTCCTCGGTCTCGTCTTTCTTCTTCGCCATGTGAACCTCGAAAAAGGGCCGGGGCGTTTGGGCCCCGGCCCGGTTGGAGATCAGCCCTTCTGGATGTCGTACAGGTAGCCGCAGCCCGCGAGGAACAACCCCTCGAGCACGCCCCAGCAGCGCGTCTCGAACGGGAACACCGGGCCGGTGGAGGTCGTCTGGGCGTAGTCGATCCGTTCCCAGTCGTACCCCATCGCCATTTGGAACGGCTGCGAGATGTTCGCGTGGCCGTACGGGACCGAGGTGGGGAGAATCAGGATCGACCCTCCCGGCAGCCAGGGAGCGGTCTCGACGTCGCACATGTCGCCGGTGACCGCGTTGATCACCTGCCCGACGTGCTGGCCTTGCACCAGGCTGATTCGATCGCTGCCGGCCGGTCCGGTAACGATGTTCAGCGAGTTGGAGAGGACCGACTTCGCCGTGAGGCCGCGGGCTTCCTGGCTCCCGAGGACCACGCGGAACTTGCCGATCTTGCCGGAATCGTAGATCGCTTGGAACGCGTCCTGGAGTTCCAGGACTTCGCCTGTGGCCGCGGCGGCGGTGAGGTTCGAGTTGACGCGCTTGACGTACGCGCCCGATCCCGCCGCCACGATCTGCGAGATCATCCCGTCGTAGGCCAGAGCATCGCCGGTCGCATCGGCTCCGGGGATCGCGGCGTTGTTCGCGGCGATGCCGGTTCCGGCGAGCGACGTGAGCGTGATCTGCGACTGGGTCGTGATCGCTTCGAGCTTGAGGTTGGCCGCGCCGGTGGTGGTTCCCACGAAGACGGCATAGGCCGCAGCGCCCGCGATCGGCGTGAAGGTGATCTTGAGCGACTTGTTCGACCCAGTCTGCGATCCGGAGTTTCCTTCCGCCGAGATCGCGGTCAGGCCGTCGGTGATCGGGAACGGAGCCGCACCCGACCGGCCGTTGCCGGCGAGGAGGCTTTCGAAGTTGGCGTTGACGGGAGCGGGACGATCGATCCCACCCGTGAGCCGGTTCGAGGCCGGCAGAGTGAGGGCCACGATGCGGACGAAGTACGTCGTGGTGGAGGGGTTCAGCGAGCCCGCCGAGGTGCCGAGGACTACGGTCGGGGTCGGTGCAGCGCCGAACGCGGTGATGTTTCCGCCGAGCATCTGCTGCTCTTCCATGCGAAGCGCGTTGAGCAGGCAGATCGAGGTCGCGAGAGCCAGCGCGTCGTCCCAACCCTGGGACGCCGCCTGCGCTTCACGCGACACGATGTCGCCGAGGCCGACGACCTTGTAAGGCGCGCTGGCCGTGACGACGGTCATCTGCTGCTGGGCCGCCGCCGCGTTTTCGGCCACGGTCGCTTTCGGCTGAGTGACCGAGGTGACGTTCTTCCACGAATCCGAGTTCGATCCGGGCTTGGTGACGCGCCCGATCGATCCTCGGAACGGGGAGATCAGGGGCGTCAAGACGTGCACGCCCTGTTGGATGTTGACGCCGAACACACCCGTACCCGTCGTCGTGTTGACGGCCTTGCGGATGTTGTTCGGGTCCTTGGAAGCGGCGCCGATGACCTTCGCGGCCTCGGCGAGTGTGTCTCTGGTGATCTGATCCAGCATTCCGACGTTCCGTCGGGATGCCCAGTTCCCTCATGCCCAGGAGTTGGTGTTGCGGGGCTCTTCCGGCTGGGCACCGGAGGTTCGGGTGATCAGCCCTAGCCCCGCGAACTTCGTCTAGGTCTGGCGGATCGCCGCGGCAGCCGCCTTGATTCGCAGCTGCTGCCGGAGCGCCGGATCGAGATGGAGCTCCGTCTCGATCATGGAGATTGCCTTCTCGATCGTGTCCGCCGTCTCGACGCTGGGAACGCTCTGGGAGCCCGCCCCCAGGGTCTTCGTGACTGCCCGCCCCGCCGGAGCCGCGGGGAGTGACTCAATCGCTTTCTTGATCGTCGCGACGTCGGCTTCGAGCTGCGTCAGGTCTTGCGATCCGGCTGCCTTAGCGAGGCTGCCCTCTTGGATCGCCTTGACCACCGGCTCCAGAATCGTCGCGAGCTTGGCGATCGCTTCAAGGACGGGACCGAGATCGACCGCGGCCGTTTTCTCGGGCTCGGGCACCACCGGCGGCACGGCGGCGACGGGCTCGGGAGCCTTGTCCGGATCGACCTTCTCTTCTTCGACCGGCTTCTCCTCCACCGGAGGATCGGCCGGGGTTTCGGACTTCTTCAACTCGGTGCGCTTCCGGATCACGAAAGAAAGCGGATCCGACCAAGGCTTGTCGTAGAGGATCTCGCAATCCGCGGGCTCGCACTTGTTGTCGAGGAGGAACTTCTTACAGGCCTCCTCGAGCTTCGCGTGATGGGCGTAGGTGCCCTTCTCGACGAGCTTGCGGAGGTTGCCCATGAAGTCGTTGCCGACGCTCGGGCTGCCGGCCATCGAGACGATCACCGCGCCGGTGGGCTTCGCGAACATCTCGATCCCGCCCATCGATTCCTTCGCCTGGGCGGAGGTGGCAGCGAACCACATATAGCGGAGCGCGCTCATCGCGTCGTCGAGCGTCCAGATGTCCGTGCCCCCGGGCATCCCGAGGACGTCGACCATGAACTGTTTGACGGCGGAGAGCGCCGCGTCGGCCGAGGTGCTCACGTCCTTCGCGAGCTCGGCGCGCGGGATCCCCTTGTCTCCCGCCTTGCGGATGAGCCACACGACCGGCGTGCCGTCGGCCTCGATGGTCTTGACGATCTCCTCGCCGGCGGCGAGCTGCGGGGTGGCTTTCTGCATGACGGACTCCTTCGTGTCGAGGCGTTTGACCATCGTGAACGTGGCGACCGGGCAGGCGGGCTTGTCGACGAGGCTCACCTCGGTCAGTCGGTAGGACGTGATGACAGGGATCTTCTCCCCGTTGATTTCGCGGATCTCGCGCTTGACCTGGTCGCCGCCGATCGAAAGGCCGGCGTAGACGCGAGCCTTCGTCTTCTTGGCGGCCTCGCTGTCGATCACGAGCAGGCCGAGAGAGTTTGACTTCGCAGCCTCGTCGACGGTCCACTTGACCGCCTTGCCGGCGCCGATCGTCTCGTGCATCTCGCGGATGTTCCCGATCGATTCGCCACCCGTCGCCTTGTCGGCCCACTCGGTCCATTCCTTGAAGGCGGCGACGGAGCCTTCATGGAGGACGATCTCCCCGTGGTGATCTTTCACCTCGGCGGTGGCGATGCTCTCGACGTAGACCGAACCGTCGCCCTTCTCCTCCACCTTCGAGAACGGAAGGAAGAACTTGACGTCGGCTCCAGCCCCGGCCGCGCTCGCGATGCGGGTGGTCACGAGATCTCCGGCAGGACGTAGGCCTTGATGAACAGCTGCGCCGAGTCGACGTCGAAGTTCACCCGGCCGTTCGCCTGGTTGTAGAGCCGACCCGGGAAGGGGCCGAAGAGCGGATTCGCGCTCGCACCGACACTCACGACGACGTCGGCGACCGGTGTTCCGTCAAGGGACAGCGGGCACTTCCAAGTGATGTTGTGGGCGGACGCGCCATCGGCATTCCGGACGTGGATGAACACGTCGCCGTTGTTGTCGAAGTCGTGCCCGTTGACGGTGTCTCCGGTCGTCTCTCCGGTGCCGGAGCCGACTGACAGGCCCGCGGTCGACAGGACGTTGAGCGGGACGGTTGTACGAGCCACGGTCAGCCCTCCCTGACGACGTAGGCCTTGAGCTGGAGCGACGAGCTCGGCACGTCGATGTAGACGCGGTCGTTGTCGGTGGGCTGGCGGTACAGCGAGGGGAACGGACCGAAGAAGCGCTGGCCACCTGCGGCGATCGAGATCACCTTCGGCGGAGGCGCGAAGACGTCGAGCCCCGTCCCCTGCGGCGTGAATGTGATGTTGAGCGCACCGCCGCCGGTGTTGCGCACGCCCAGGATCGTCCTGGGGTTCCACGGGATGAAGTGACCGTTGACCGAGTCCCCGGCCGTCTCTCCGCCCGAGGAGCCGTACGGCGTTCCGGGGTTGCGGTTGCTGATCGCCACTTCGATGATTGCGCCTCGTGCCATGCCTGGCCTCCTACTTCGCGCCGATCTGAATGGTGAGAGGAATCGCGGGCGTCGTTCCCGCGAGGTTCCATCGGAAACGGTACGTGCCGGCGGGGATGTACTTGTAGAGCGCGCCGTAGACCTCGGCCGCCGTCGTGGCCTTGTTGAGGACGACGTTCGAACGCGGGGTCACGACGTCCGTGCCGTTCGCGTCGATGAAATCGGCGATGACGCGATGGAAGTTCGTCCCGGCGACGCCGTCGGTCGCGTCGTTGCAGGCCTCCAGCCAAACATCGAGATCGGTGATCGTCCCCGAGCCCGTTCCGAGCACGATCGTGGCGTCCAGCATCGTCGCGGTCAGCAGCTGGAAATTGATGCTGTTGCCGTTCCCGGTGATCGTCTGGGTTGCGACGACGGTGGTCTGTTTGAGCGCCATCAGAGCTCCTCACGCCGCCTGGGCGCTGTCGGCGAAATAGGGGGTGGCGACGCGAACGCAGTTCGGGTGGCCGATGATCGCGCCCTGGTATTCGTTCACCGTCCAGACCTGGCCCTCCGCCTCTGCGGAGGCCTGCACGGTCCCGGGCGCGTCGTCCGGTTCCGGAGCGGCGTCGTCGTGGCCGTATGGCAGACAGCCCGGGCCGTCCTTGACGTTCAGCATCTCGACGCCTTCGGTCTTGTAGAGCTCGGCCGCGCCGTTCCCATAGGCGAATGCCGTCTCGGTGCGGGCGATCGTCTGAGCGCGGGAGATCTCGAAGTAGCTCTTGAGCGTCGACGAGAGCTCCGCCGGCGTCCACTTCTCCTCGATCGCGAGTGAGACGGCATCTTTGACCTGCATCCGGAGCGTCTCGGAGATCGCGGATCCTGTCGTGGAGTCCACCCACTGTCCGGCGGCGTAACGCTTGCCGACGAGCTCGCCGGCGCGCTGGCGTGCATACGTCTGCACTTCCGGAGGGACGCGATCGAGGTTGACGCCGACCGCGAGCGCCGCTTCGGATGCGCCGACGACGCCTCCGGCTTCGAGCTGCCCGGCGAGATCGTCGGCAAGATCTCCGGCGCTGAAGTTGGGTAGGTCGGCCTTCGCGAGCTTCTCGGCCGGCAGCTGCTCGAGCGCCCAGGCGAGCACCTTCGGCTGGAGGTCCGAGAGCCATCCGTCCACCAGCGCGACGATTGCCTTCTCGACCTTGGACCGAGCCTTGGTGGGCTTCAGCTCGCCCTTGAAGATGTGCAGCGCCGACTTGAATACGGCCTCGACGGAAGCGCGGTCGGTGAACTTCCCTGTGCACGACGACACGCCCACCGCGAGATCTTTGCGCCAATAGGGAGGGATGACGTTCGACTTGAACGCGAGCTTTTGAACGCGGCCTTCCTTCGCGCGCTTCGTCGCGACGTCCCGCCACTTCCGCAGATCGACGACGACCGCGGCGCGGTACTTGGTGAACGCGGCGTGCCAGGCCTTCTCCTGCGCGGTAGGTTCGTCATCCGCGGGCGGCGGCTCGTCGGTGCCCTTTTCGGGCGGCTGCGGATCACCAGCCGGAGGAGCGCCGCCGTTCCCGTTCTCGGGGGGCACAAGCCCAGGCGGCGGCTCCGGCGGATTCTTGAGATCTTCGATCAGCTTCTCGAGCAGCTGCGGGCCCGACGGCGTATCGATCATCGGCGGCGTCTCGAAGCCGTAGGGTTCCAGCCCCGCAGCCTGGCGCGCGTCGTTGACCGTGAGGATGCCGCCCTTCCGATAGACGTCGGTGCGCTGGTAGACGACGGTCGGGTCTTCGGCCTCGTCGTCCGCCCATGCGAACTCGACCTCGGTCACTCCGCCGTAGGCCTTGAGCACCCGGTTCATGACGTCGGCGACGAAATCGGCGATGGGCCGAACGCCGGCGTCGAAGGACGACACCTCCATCGTCTCGCCAGTGGACCGGTTCATCTGCTTCGCGATCGGGATCGGGGATACTCCGAAGCCCCACGCGACGACACGCGCGAGCCACTCCATGAACTCGTAATCCCACTTGCGGTCTTTCGTCGAGACGTACTCGCCGCCCGGCATCAGCTTCAGGTAGCCGGAGCGCTGATCCGAATTGCCCGTCGAGATGTCGTTGAGGCGCGTCTGCGCCTTTTCGATGTCGTCGGGCGACCAGGTATCAGGGCATTTCCAGAACCCGCCGTCGGGCATGTTTCCGGCGGTGAAGAACGATAGGTCGTAGAGGTTGTTCCGGATCGCGAGGTTCGCGGCGAACAGCACGTTCTCGACGCAGGAGCGTCCGAAGGGGTTTCCCGCCCGGCGATTGCGCGGGAGGTAGAGCAGCTCTCCGAGGCGGAACTCCGTCTCGATGACGCCATGCACGACCTGAGCAAACGCGAACGCTGGGGGCAGCGGTGGCCGCCCGCGATCGTCGACGTACGGGATGATCGTCGCGCCGTCGATCTGCTCGACCCCGATCAGTCGGCCGCCAAGATCTCGGCGCGGGAGCAGGGTCAGCGAATCGGTGACGAGGATCTCCTCGACGACGGAGCCGCAGAACTCTGGCCACTCGATCCCGGCGAGCGCATCGGGCGCCTCGCAGAACGCGCGGACCTCGTCGATGCGTCCCTGGAGCCGTTTTTCCTGGCCCTTGAACTCGGGGCGGACGCGGATCTCCCAACCCATTCCGCGGATCTGGCTGCGAACGTCCTCAACGCAGGCGCGCACCAGATCGAAATCGGCCATCGCGCGGAGCTGCTCGAATGGCGTGAGGGTGATGCCCGTTCCGGCGCGCGGACGCTGTCCCGTGTTGTAGCCGTACGCGATCACCTGAGAGCGCGGGAGCGTGCCCTCGGGGGCCGCCGGCGCAGGGACGGGCCCAGCCCCAGGAACCGGGCGCGGCGTGCCATCCGGCTTCATCGCGTTCGCGAAACGTTGAGCCATCTCGGCCAACGATTCGCGCGCGACGGTCACGAGGGAGGGCGCCACGCTACGCCTCCCCTTTTTCGAGCTCGGCCTTTTGCTTGTCGAGCTGGCGATCGAGGAACTCGATGTAGGCCGCAGCGCTCGACTCCTCGAACGCGCGGTGCATGTAGGTCAGCGCCTTCACGCCGTCGATGTGCAGGCCCCGTGTGGCCGCCCCGGTGGGCTTCGCGAGGCGCATCTGCTGATGGCCACGGATCTGGTAGCGGGTGTGCCGCGCCTGCGCCTGCATCTCGCGCAGCTGCTCGTCCTCGGCGGCGTTCCCCTTCCAGAACTTCAGCCGGCCGCAATCAATCCAGGCGAGCGTCGCGTAGCAGTCGTCGGAGACGTCCTGCTGGCTGGCCTTGTAGCCCTTGACGGCCGGGATCTTCTTCTCGAGCGCCATGGCGACGGCTTCGCCGACGCCGCGCGCGTCTGAGACGCCGCTGCGCACGCCCCACGTCTTGCAGAGCGTCACGAGCTCGGGGAGGACGGCCATGTGCGACTTGCCGGTCCACCAGATGCCGTTCACCACGCGGACGTCGCGCTTGCCATCGACGCCGAAGGCCTGCCGCGGATCCCATTCGAGGATCCACGCCATGGTGTAGTCACGTTCGGGTTCGACCTGGCGCAGCTCGGCGTCGTCGAGCTCCTGCTCGGACTCGCCGCCGATGTCGATGATGATCCCGTAGGCCATACCGGTGCGGGGCGCTTCGAGGCGGGGGTGATCGCCGGCGAAGAGCGCGGCGCGGCGGATGTCGTTCAGGAAGGCGCCTTGCGATTCGACCGGGATCAGCCGGTACTGCGTGAGGATGATCGGGTGATCGTGGCCGCCGAGGTGCCGGACGCGCTCTTCGTAGTGGCCGCGGTACGCTGGCGACAGCTCGCACCAGACTTCCGCGGGGTAGACGAGGACGCGATCGGTGCCGGCGGCCTTCTCCCGATACTCGTGGAGCATGTCGAGCTTGTCGGCTGCGACGCCCCACAGGATCGTCGGCGCGTTCGTCGACGCCGTGAACGGGGCGAGGTCCTCGTCGAACTTCCCCTTGTCGATCTTGTGGGCCTCGTCGACGGAGAGCGCGATCGACGCGGTCGCGCCGACGACGTTCGCGTTCGGGCCGGCCGAGAGGAACTGGATCTGCGCATCACCCGATTCGTAGATGTAGCCCTCGCGCTTGGCCCAGCGGCCGCGCGTGAGCGGGTCATGCATCAGGTGCTTTTCGAGTCGGAGCTTCGAGTTGACGAGCTGAGGCTTGAGCGTGGGCGCCGTGCGGATCCAATTGCTCCCCGGGATCCCGCGCCAGATGGACAGCGCGCGCGATTCGAGGAAGCCCTCGCACTCGTTCTTCCCGGACTGCCGCGCCATGAGAACGCTGATCACGTCGCCGGTGCGATCCGCGATCGCGCGCTCGACGCGGCGGACGATCTCCAGCTGCGGCCGTGGGAGGCGGGCTTGTCGTTCGTGGGGGCCCAGCTCCCGGCCCATCGCGAGCTCGCGGGCGCGATCGCCCTTCGAGAACATCAGGTGCCGGTGGTACTCGGGATCCCGGACGGCGCCGATCCGATCCTCGCGCGAGATCGGCACCGTCACCGCTCCGACGGGGATGAGGGCGGCGAGGATGGCCCCGAGCCCGAGGAGGAATCGTCCGGCTTGCGTGTGGCGCTTAGCCATTCGCGATACGTCTCCGCGTCGTCGTTGTCGACGGCGCCGGCAGCCATGAGCTTCTTGCGGCCTTCCTCGAGGCGGCGGATGAGGTCGAGGTAGTGCGTCTCGATCTCGGCGTACGGCCGGACCGACACGCTCTTCCCTCCGTCGGCCACGGAGAGCGGAATGCCGCCCTTCGCTTGCTCCTCGCGCGATCGCCGGAAGCGCTCGAGATTCGTGCGGGCGAGGTTGAGCTCCTCATCGAGCGTGCCGAGGGCGCTCCGGGCAGATTCGTAGAGCGCCTTGTCCTCGTCGGTACGCATGAACGTCGAATAGCGAAAGGTCGTCGGGGGCCGGCCACCGCGGATCGGATCGCCTGGAGCAGCGCGTTCGTTCTTGCCGCCGTGCATCCGGCAATGTTTGGTGTGGCCACCGCCAGGGAGGCGAAGAGCGAACATGCGGCAAGTGCGGCCGCTGCGCTTGCTCCGAGCTGCACAGCGCGGCGCATCAGCCATTCACTCCGCCTGCGGCGAACTCGATCAGGCTCGGATCCCCGAAGATCGGATACGTCTCCGGCTCGTCGAGCACGACGCACCGGCACCAGGTCTCGCCGCAACAAAACGGCGGGCGATGGGTGTGCCTCACGCGCACGCCGCCCTCGGGGTCCGAGTAAGCGAGCCGCATCCCGTGCCGGTAGCTCGCTCGGTTCTTCGCAACGGCCGTCTCGATCGGGATTACCGTATCGAGGAGCCGGCCGCGCTTGATCGCCTTCGCAAGCGTCGGCCAGAGATCGGCGATCGTGAGGCCGAGAGCGAGCGCGATCGGTGTTGCCGTTCCGAGCCGCGGACGCTTCGTTCGGCCGGACTCGATCCAGCCGATCGTCGGCCTGGAAACATGTGCTTTGTCCGCGAGCTCGGCCTGCGTGAGCCCCGCGGCGATCCGGGCCCGGGCGAGCGCGGAGCCGGACGAGTGCGACGACCGCGCACCGTAGAAGCTCACCGAGATCTCCGCGGGCGCTTCGCCTTCTTGCCGGTGAACGCCTCCCAGCGCTGGACGATCACGTCGCAATACGAGGCGCGTTGCGATAAACTCTCGCAATGCCAGCCATCAAAGGAAAACCCGTTCTCTCCCGACGTTCTCGCGTCACGCTCGTCTGCACGATTTGCGGAGCGAGCTACGAACAACACACCTGCCGCGCCGAGACTTCGAAGTTCTGTTCCCGCGCCTGCTGGGGTCGCCGTGCCCCGCGCGCTGAATGCCTGCGATGTAAGGCGGAGTTCCGCGTCGACGCCGATCGCTCGCGGTATTGCTCGATGTCCTGCGCCAAGGCCGACATGGTTGGGCCGCGCTCCACGTCCTGGAAGGGCGGCGGTTCGTTCCGTACCGAGCGCGGGCGGTTGAACATCGAACTGCGTCGGTGGAAGAAAGCTGTGATTGAGCGCGACGGTGGACGCTGCCAAGAGTGCGGCTCCGTGGAGAACATCCACGCCCACCACGTCAAGCCGTGGGCCGACTTCCCGAAGCTCAGGTTCGCGTTGAGTAACGGGATCGCGATCTGCGTGGACTGTCACTCCCGCGTTCACGGTCGCAAGCTCGGCGGCGGCTGGAACACCCGCCGCCAGGCAGCAGGCCAGCGCTAGGCCGAACTGCCGCATCGATCGGCGCAGCGCGGCCATGCCGTGATCGTCGAGCGAGCGCGGGTTGTACGCCGACGCCATCGTCGCGAGGCGGGCAACGGGAACGAGCTCACCGATCGGTGGCTTCGTCGCTCGGGCTGCTGCAGCGGATCGCGTCACACGCCGTCGTCCTCGGTTCCGGAGGCTTGACGGCGCGGACGGTAGGGCCGGTTACGCGGGCTGTGAAGAGCTCGCCAGGTTTGGAGGGGGGTGGAATGTCGACAGTGAACCGACGCCGCGGCGTGCCGCGTGGACGCGCCGGAGCGCGATGATCGCCCGGTACAATCGCGCCGTCGCCTCGCGTTCGAGCGCGACCAAGTCGGCCTCTTTGCGGTGGGTCCACTCCCAGATCGAATTGCGGCAGGCGTGGCAGACCGGGTGCGGCGCGGACGGATTCTCGGGCTCGCGCGTCCCGCAGACATGGCACTTCGCGGTCATCGCGCCGCCAACCGACGGCGCAGCTTCGCCGTCTCGCGCTTGTGGCAATCCACACAGAGCGTCCGCAGGTTTTCGAGAGCGACCGTCCCGCCCTCGATCACCGGCACGACGTGGTCGGCCTCCCAGAGCGTGCGCTGCGCGTTCAGACCCATAAACTCCTCGACCCACTGGTTGATCTCGTAGACGCATCCGATACCGTGGGCATTGGCGAGCGCGCGCGCCGCATGACGCAGAACTCGCCTCAACCGCTCGGTGTCGAACCCGCAGCTCGCGCAAACACCACGATCGCGTTCAAACACGGCTTCGCGCGGAGCCGCGATTGAGCGGTATTCCTGCACGCATCGGTCGCTACACCAGGTCCGGCGACGGCCAGCCGGGACTTCCTGATGGCACCAGCGACAGAGGCGGCGACCGTTCGGCCCATACCCAGGGGACGCCTTCGCCACCACCCGACGACCTGCCACGAGCATACCGGGCGGCGTCATCGCGCCGCCTTTGCAGACGTCTGCACCCCACGCATGGGGGTAACCGGGGAAGCGGCGGGGGCCCGGGAGGTGGGCTCGATCCGTAGGTCCACGGCGCCGCCGGGGACACGGCCGCCTACGCGAATCGGGAGATGCGTCAACCGGTTGTCATCCGCGATCACGCCGGCGTCACGCAGGCCGTCGAACGCGGCCTTGAGCGCGGCGAGGCAGTTGTCGGGGTCTCGGCGCCGCACGGTCGGGAAGTAGAACGTCGCCTCGATCGACGCGGCCGTCCATCGCGGTGGGCGCGTTCGGCCGAGAGCCTGCTTCGAGATGATCGCGGCTTCGTGGCGGTAGGCCTTGACGGCCCGCGCCTTGGCCATGCGGTGCGGCCTGGCGTTCGGCCACAGCTCTGTCGGTGGGAGTGAGAGCTTCACGAGCACGGCGCCACCTCCGCTCCGTTCCGGGTGGTGACAACCCGGGGCCAACGGCCCCGGAGGGTTGGCACCACCCCAGTGGCACCACCCCCGGTGGTGCCAGGGGGGGTGATCCCCGTAGGGGATAGGGGGGGGTATTTGGCACCACCCGAATTTGGCACCACGCTTTGGCACCACTGGCACCGCGCTATCATCTATATGCTCCCTTCGACGAGCGTCCCCACCCAGTAGCGGACCCTTCCGCCGCGCTCTTTTCGGCTCTCGATTTGCCCCCCCTGGAGGAGCTTCTTGACCATCCGGATGGCGCTCCTTTTCGGGGTCCCGTTGGCCGCCAGGTGGTCGTACAAATCGCCGGCGAGCATCCCCCCGGCGAAGCCCCCGAGGACGGCCATGATCGAGTTGTCGGCGTGGATCTTGGCGTCGGCGCACTCGACCCAAGCGGCCGATTCATCCTCGCTCGTGACCCACTTCGTGGTCATGGCTGGAGGGAGCGAATCCTCCCAGCGGTTCTTCCTGCAGGAGAGCGTGCGCGTGTCGGTTTCGCGGTCGCCCTCGATGGTCCAGACACCGTCGCCGACGCCAGCCTTGTCCCCTGCTCCGCGGACGCGGTGACCCTGGTCAAACCGCTCATCCTCCTTGCTGGGTTTGCGCATGTGATCGAGGACGACGAAGGCGACGTTGTACTTGGTGGCGAGGGGAACGATCGCCTCGCCGAAGAGCGCCGCCATGTCGGTGTTGGAGTTCTCGTCTGCGCCGTGGAAGCGGATCAGGGAGTCGAGCACGACAAGGACGGGCCGGTGGGTCTCGATCTCGGTTCGAAGCGTGCTCAAGCCCCGTGGCGCGTCCAGGCGCAGGTGATTCTTCGATAGATACCGGAGCTGGATCGAGCCTGCCAGGTCGGGGTCGAGGTTGCGCCCGCGCACCATGCGCGAGAGCCGGCGTGTCACGTTGCGGGCGTTGTTCTCCTCGTCGACGTAGAGCACGGGGCCGGTCTTGGCGATCGGTATGCGGCCCATCCAATGGATCCCGGTTGCCACCGAGATCGCGAGGTCGAGGGCGATCAGGGACTTTCCGCTGGCCCACTCGCCGCCGAAGATCACGAGGTCGCCCTCGCCGAGCCAGCCGTCGGCGATCCATGGGACGGGCGGGAGTGTGGCCGAAAGAGAGGCCAGCACGTCCACCGTGCGGACCCCCTCCGCGGTGGCGAGCAGCGTCTCCATCCGCCGGCTGTAGGTCTGGAAGACGCGGGCGAGGTCGGCCGAATCCGCCCCGTTCTTCGCGAGACCGACAAGCTCCTCCGTGGCGCGGAGGATGCTGCGCTTCTGCGCGGACTCCTCGAGGAGCTTGAGGTACGACGGCGCCGCCTTCGACGGGATGCCGGCATGCGTGAGCTCGCCCAGGAGGTTGACGCCACCGCTCCCGCGGAACCTGGCCGAGGCCGCATCGTCGCGGTCGATCTCGGAGAGGATGGTGACGGGGGCGAAATCGGATCCGGTGCGGTAGAGCACGTCGAGCGTCTTGGCGACAAGCAGGTGCATCTCGTGCGTGAAGACGTCGACGGTGATCCTCGAGCGCAGCCGCTCGTATTGCCCGCGATCCAATACGAACGCGCTGAGGAGGGCTCTCTCAGCGTCCAGGTTCCGGGGGAGGTCTTGCACTACGGCCTATCTCCGAGCGCTTCGGTCCTTGTGTTTGGTCTGGAACGTTTGAAGGGCCCCGGCGATGGCCGGCTTGCGGGTGCGGAGGTCGTTGATCTCGGCGTTCTGCTGCGCCACGATCAGCAGGGCGTCGAGGAGGCAGCGGCGAAGGTCTGGGATCGTCACCGCGACCTCCGCTCGCTTGATCACGCTCTCGATCGAGGAAGCGGTCACAGCTCGGCCGTGGTGTCGCCTTCGACGGGCTCCTCCGCTTCGTCGGCTCCCATCGTGATCGCGATCGTTTCCTTGCCCGGCTTGAGCTTCACCGTCATCCCGGGGATCCTGTAGGTGTTGTCCACGAGCTTGTCCTTGTGCTCGTGCATCAGCGTCCGCACGCGGTCTCCGGCGTCGCGCGCGTCCATGCCGGCCTTCTGGTACTCCTCGCGCGCGGTCTTCAGCTGCTTCGCCGCGCGAGTCAGCGACGGGATCTTCACGACCTCGGGGAGTACGCCGGGAAGCTCTTGCTGTGTACCGCCTGTCTTACGTGCCATCAATCCTCCTTGTGACCGGGGGTTCCGGATTCGAGAGCGTCTGCGATGAACTTCGAGGCCGCTGGCGTGACGTCGTCGCGGCGATCGGCGCCGGGCGTGAAGAGCAGGAGTGCGTGGTGCCGGCCCTGGGGGTCGATCGCGTAGCCGACGTGCTTGGTGGTGATCGCCTCACCGCCGAACTTGTCGACCAAGGCTTCGAGTTCGGCGGCGGTCTTGGCGGACAGGATGCGGGCTTTCACAGCGTATCCAGGTCGAGCCACCAGGCGATGAAGAACGAGACTTCCTTGCCGCCGCTGCGCACGCCCCGTTCGCGGATGCGACCGATGATGATCGGATCGCCCTGCGCCGAATTACGAACGATCCCGACCTCATCGAAGATCAGCTTCTTCAGTGCCTCCCCCGTCGCCTCGATGATCTGGGGTTTGACGATCGCGACCGGGAACGCGACGTCCTTGAAGGCGAGGACCTCCCGGCGGAAGCCGTCGACCGGCTTGCCGTCACGCACGAGGCTGGTTTCGTATGTGGCGGTCTCCGGCCATGGGTTCACGTTCTTCCCTTCGCCCGCAGGCGAGAGCGTCGCGGCTTGGCCCATGTCATCCAGGTGGTATTTGTGGGTGCTCTCCTGCGGGTTGGATTGCGGCTCGCTCTTCGTCGTGCGGATCGCGAAGACGTTGATGGGGAAGTTCGGCACGATGACGTATCCGGCCTGCACGGCCTCCCGTACCTTCTCGTAGAACTCCCGCTTGGCTTTCAGCTTGCCGAGGCGACGTCTGATGCCGCCCACATCGAACCCGTGCTTGGCTGCGGCGTCCTCCATGCAACCGAACTCCAGCTTGTCGTCGGAGATCTCCGCGAGCTTCTGATCGCACCAGGCGACCAGCTGCGCTTGCGTGTGCACCATCTCGTCTGGAGTCGTGGCCGCGATCGTTCGAATGCGCGGCGGATCTAGAGTTGCGATCTCGGTTCCGGTCATGGCTGTTCCTTCCGTGATGGCCTTCCGTCGGCCGCTACCTGGTCCGCCCATGCGTCATGCCCCCTCCGGCGCGATCGCCAGGTGAATCGCCTCCGTGCGGTCGATCGAGGCCAGATCCGATTCGAACTGCGTGCGCAGCGCGCGCCGGAGCGCGTCGAAGTCCACTACTCCGGTGGGGGGGGGCGACTCTCTCTTCGTGCGCTTCACTGCCGGTTTCTTCGCCTCATTTGAGGTCGAAGAACGCGCAGTCGCCTGACGCGGGGTAGTATTTTTATACGACCTCGGCGCCTTCGTCTCACCGCCGCCCTTGGCGTTTATTGCCTTGAGCGCCGCGAGGCCTTTGGTGGAGATTCGGACCTTTCCGGCGTCCAGGTCGATCTCGGCTAGTCCATTCTTGGCAAGCGTCCGCGGCACCCGGGCGTCGAAGTCGGACAGCTGCGCCGGGCTGGACGCGATGACGATCAGAGCCCGCGCGCAGGCCTCGGTGATGTTGATGCTGTTGACCATCGGGCTCATGAGGCCTTCCGCTTCTTGATCTTCGCCGGCGCCGGCACTTTCGCGGGGGCGCACGCCGAGCACAGATCGTCTTCGACCCATGTGCACGGCTCGCCGGTTGCCTCGATGCACTGTTCGCAGTTGTCGTCGGTGCAGCCGCACTCGCGACAGACGCCGGCACGGACGCTCTTCCCCTTCTTCGGCTTCTCGGCCTTCGGCGTGGCGGCCTTGATGATCGCCGGGACGTCGATCCCGAAAGCCTTCCCGAGCTTGCCAGCCGTTTCGTGCGCGTTCCATGAATCGCAGAGCTTGTCCGCCAGGATTGCTAGGGCAGCGTGCCGGACGAAGTCCTCGGCGGATGTCCCGAGCGGAATCAGTGCGTTTGCGGCCTTCGTGCCACGATTAACGTAGATCCGGTCGAGGATGATCTTCGCCAGAAGTCCGGTCGCCTTGGTCGGCGCCTTCTTGACCGCCTCCGCGAAGGCCTCAAGGACAGCGGGCACGACCTTTTCCCACGCCGCCGCCTTCGCCTTTCGCTTCTCCTCCTCGATCTGCCAGCTCGGCTTGCCGGCTGGTTTCGCCTGCTTCCCGCTGCCCGTCTTCTTGTGCTTCGCGACCCGCGTCCGCTCCGCGATCTCCTTCGAGAAGTGGACCTTGCACTTGTCGCGGGCGATGCAGACGTCGAACGCCTCGCCGCGGTCGAAGCCCACGACGACGACGCCCAGGATGGAGTGCTCGCACTTCCTCGAATCGCGGATACCGTCGGCGCGCCGCCACGACATCGGGCCGTAGGTCCGCTCGCCTTCCGCCTTCGCGTCGGGGTGGACGTGGTGGTCGTGGGTAATGGGAATGACCTTGGTCTTGGTCTCCGTGGCGGCGTGGACGCGCTCGGCGGTCTCGGGGAAGAGGATCGGTTCGATCAGCTTCCGCTCGAAGCGGACATTCTTGGCGATCCAAGCCTCGAGCTCCCGGACGCTGCGCGCCTTGAATCGGTCGCCGCCGTCTTCGTCCTCGCCCTCGGGATCAAAGAGCCGGTTCTCGGTCGTGAACAGACCGCCCGAGTGGAACGCGCCGTATTCCTGCGGCTTCCCGATCGCCCGCTCCTGATCCTTCTGCGACAAGCGCGCCAGGAGGATCGCGTGCCCCGCGGTGATCCGGTCGTCGAGGAACAGCTGCTGCGCCTCTTTCGTGAGCTCGAGCAGCTTGATCCGGTCGTAGATGTACTTCACCGATTTGCCGGTGCGTTCCGCGATCCGGGCGACGTTGTAGCCGTGCTTCTTGGCGAGGAGCGCCTGGTAGCCCGCGGCCTCTTCGAGCGGGTGAAGGTCGCCCCGCTTCGTGTTCTCTTCGAGCTGCGTCTCCAGAACCTGCGTGTCGTTCAGCTCGTGGATCATGGCCGGGATCACCCGGACCTCCGCGAGCTTGGCGGCGCGGAAGCGACGGTGACCGCAGACGAGCTCGTACCCCTCGTCGCCCTTCGTGCGCACGAGGATCGGTTCGAGGACGCCGTTGATCTTGATCGACTCCGCCAGCTCGTCGAGCTTGTCCTTGTCGAAGTGCGATCGCGGGTTGCTCTTGCTCTCTGCGATGGAGATCAGCGCGAGCAGCTTGAACGTGGGGGCGGCGCTCATGACGCGCCCTCAATCGTCTCGGAGCGTTCTTTCGCTGCTTCCGCTTTGGCCGCGTCGACGGCGGCCTTGATGCATCGGGGACAGGGTTCCGCTTCGATCGTTAGGTCGTTGTCGCGATCTGCGATGACGCTGAAAGCGAGGATGCCATCGCAGTCCGCGCATTTAGCCTCGTAAACCGTTACGTCGACCGCAGCGTCGTAGATGTTCCTCTTGATCGTGATGGTCTCGCTCACGGCCGACCCTCCGACGGATCCCAGTCCACTTCGATGCCGTCGAGTAGGGCTTCCGATGACGGCCCAGGCACCATCGGGCCGTGCTCGTCGTTCCAGGTGACGCCGGCGCAGAGCTGGATCACTCGCTCGCACTCGGCGATCGTCATCTCTCCCATGTGGACTTCCTTGAAGCCCATCCGGCTCGCGAGCCAGCGGTAGGTCATGCCGCGGCGGCGCTTCCTCCCCTTCTCGCTCCCGGGCTTCCAGATCGCGTCGAACGCGGCGTGCGCGCGTATCCGCGCGTCCTTCGTCGCTTTGTTGGCCGGCACGCCTAGGGGCGCGCCGTTCGGGTGCGCGCCGTGCGTCCCCTTGCAGTCGGGGAACGCGCGGCAGCCGTAGAAGAGCCCGTACCGTGATGGGCGCAGAATCATCAACGTGCCGCAGTCGGGACAGACGAGGTCGTCTCGCTCGCCTGGGTAGCTTCGGGCTGTTGCTTGCATCCATGTTCTCCGTTTTCGTCGAACAGCTTCCATTCGTCGTCGACCTTCCGCGCCGTCACCGGCTCCAGGCAGAACCGGCAACGGGCGCGGAGGGCGTCGTCCTTCTTGGCCATCAGAACGGGATGTCGTCGTCGTCAACGCTGGGATCGATCGTCCGCTCGGGCCCGCGTGCAGCTGCACCGACCGCAGCCGGCGCTGGGGTCCGCGGCGCCGGCGCTGCGCCGGCTTTCGCCTGGAGCCCAGCGACCCGCGCCTTCATCCGCGCCGAGAACGCGCGGACCTGTTGATCGTCGAGGACGGTCTTGACCGCGACGCCGCCCCCGATGCTGTTGATCCAGCGAACCTTCCGTCGAACCTCGCCCTGGTTGTCGGGCTCGTCCTCGACGACGATGTCGACCTCGCGATCGGCGCCTGCGGGCAGGCCGCGGTGGAAGTCGGCGATCTCCGTCCCTTGCCAGCCCAGGTGCCGAAGCGATTCGATCGTCCGTTCGAACGTCGCGTCGGTGAAGTAGCCGTACCAGGTGATCCTTTGGCTGGAATCCTCCAGCAGTTCGAACATGACGCCGATCTGCTCCTTGTTCGTGCTCGTCATGCCGAGGGCGCAGTCGATCGGACGGACCCGTTGTGTGCCGAGGGGGAACATCACGCCACCTCGGCCGCGGCAGCTCGCTCGGCGAGGCGCGCGTTCAGCTTGTTGTTCATGCGGGCGAGCATCTGGGCGTCCCCGAGGTGCTGCCCGAGCATCGCGATTGCCTTCTGCTCGATCTCGCCGCCCAGCTCAGCGGCCTTGCGCTTGATCTCTTCCGCGAGCGCGAGCGGGTCCGAAGGCTGGCCCGCGGCGATCGCCGCGGCGTACTCATCCCAGTCGAGCGGGAACTGCTCCGGCAGGCTGAATCGGTTCTTCGCGTCGTAGGCCGCGGTGCGCGTCGTGTAGCAGACCCGCGCGCCGGTCGACACACCCTTCACGCGCTTGTTCTCAGCCTTGACGGCGAACGTCTCGTGGTTGGCGAAGAGGACGACGTCGCACCACTCTTTGAGCAGCCCCGCCGCCTTGTTGTTGATCTTCATCTCGTAGCGGTCGAAGTCGTCGCCCTCGGGGTTCTTGAAGGGCTTGATCCACGAGTGTGCGAGCAGGACGATCTGCATCCTGCGCGCGGCGCGGAGCCGCTCGAGGTCGGCGATCATGACGCGCCACTCGTCGAGCGCGGCCACGTAGCCTTTCCCGTAGCCGTACTTTTCGATGTTCTCCATCTTGTCGCGGTCGCAGATGAACCTCCAGAGCAGGGGTTCCGCCCAGTCGAGCGTGTCGAGCACAAGCGACTCGTATCCGTGCGCCTCGTTCGTGAGCGTGCGGATCGCCTCGCGCACGTCGCCCCAAGCGTGCGGCTGCGGGAAGCGCGCAAGGTCGAGCGTGCCGGCGCCGTCTTCCGCGCCGATGAAGATCGGGTTCGGTGCGTTCGCGCCGAATGTCGTTTTGCCGATGCCTTCGACGCCGTAGAGCAGCGTGCGCATCGGGTTGTCGATGCGGCCGCGGCGGATGGCGGCGAGCGTCATCCTCGGCGGCGGCGCCGCGGCGGTGGACGTTGCGGGTCGTGTTGCGGGTGCGGGCATGGTGGCTCCTCTTTCGCCGATCAGGCTGATTGAGACAGTTCGGGATGAACGCTGTTGAGCTTCTTGAACAAGAGCGGATCGTCGAGACTCGATTCGCCGGAGCAGACGCCGAAGTAGGGACACGTCCGGCCGTAGGACACGCAAGCGTCGGGATTCCGAGGGAAGCGATCCGCGGTCATGCCGGAGCGGAGCTGTTGTGCGATCGCCCAGATGTCGAACATGGCTTCGTCCATCTCGGCTTCCAGGCGAACGACCGAGCCGCGGGCGAAGTACCGGGTAGGATCCTCGCCGATCGCGTTGGCGATCCGCGCGAAGTACTCCTCAGGGGTCTCGTCGAACTCGCGCAGGTTGGCGTAGAGCTTGCCGTCCTTGGTGAACTTCCGGTTCTCGACGGGCGTTGCCTTCAATGGGCGTTGTTGGGGTTTGCCGATGACGTCGTACAGGCACTCTTCGATGTCGTACCCGAGGGCCTTCGCGCCCTTGAAATAGACCGACACCTGACCGTCGAGGCGCAGGCGCTTCCAGTATTGGGAGCCCGGCGTGATGTCCTCACTCGACGTCTTGTGCTCGATCGATAGCACGCGGTCATGCTCGTCCTGAACGAGCACGTCGATCTTCCCGGCAAGCTGCCACGATCGGGAAGCCGCTCCGGTCTCGGGGTTGACGAGCGGCGTGTAGAACTCAGCCTCGACGGCGAGCACCTTGAACGTCTGATCGCCCCAGCGCGCGTCGTAGCCTGTGATCAATGCACGCGCCATGGCGGCTTCAAACGGGTCGGCGTCGAGTCGAATCGTTTGGAGCGCGTCGTGTAGGCGCGCATCGCCCTCGCCTTTCCACCAGGCTTCGAGCGCTGTGTGAAACATGGTACCGAAGCGCAGCGGGCTCGAATCTTCGAGCGGGACGGCACCGTCCACGTACCGATATCGATGCTTTCGTTGACAGCTACGCGCATCCTTGAGCCGCGAGGCTGTGAGCAGCGGGAGCTGCTCTCGTCCTTGGGTCGGTGTTGCCTCCATCGTGGTACTCTCCTGTTGAACAGTTCGGAAGTTGCGAGGGGCCCGGGTCACTCCGGGCCTTTCGTGTTTCTGGTCGGTCCTGGCCGCAGCGCCGCGAATGGCGCAGGGTTTCTGTCCGGGTCGTAGATCCCCAACGATCTGGGATTGGAGGCGGCGCCGGTCCGGGCGTTCATCGACGGCAGCTCGGCAGCTTGCCCGGCGTCCAGGCTGCGCGTAAGCGGCGCCGCCCCCTCCCCCACTAAAACGGGACCCCGTCGTCGATCACGCAGCCGCAGCGGATCGCGACGTACAGACTCAGCACTGCGAGGCTCAGCATCGGGCGTCACCTCCTTTCGTGCGGCGTTCATTGGGCGGTCTCTGGTTGGTGGACGCCGTCGCCGGTGGCTGCGGTCTGCGTGGGGTGGCCTCCCGCAGCTGTGGGTGCCGGCGACGGCCCCCGCATTCTTTGGATGATCGCGTTCGCCGCGCGGTGGATGACCTCGCGCTGGCGTCGGTTCTCGGCGAGTAGGCGCTTGATGGTGTTCGACTGCTCGTCGAGCAGCGCGCCGCGGAGAGTGAGCTCGTTCCGCAGCTCCACGAACTCGCGGCAGATATCGGAGCTGGGATCGCGTGGGCGCTCGCGACGCTCCTTGATCACGATCCCGGTTGCGTCGCACTCGGTGCAGTCGACCTCTTCGTACTTCGGCTCCGCAGCGATGCGGTCGAGCCGGGTTGTCACCTCGCTCATGACGCGCTTCTCGCCGTGGCAGACACCGCAGATGGCCTCATGTGGGAGGAGCGCGGCGGCGTTCAACGCTCACCCCGCATCGCCCTCGCGAGCCCCCAGAGCCCAACGCCGACCGCGAGCAACCCGAACGCTCGCGCGATCCGTGCGACCGCGTCCCAGTCGATCGGCGTCGGCTTCACGACCGCGAGCCCGATCGCGCACGCGAGCAATGCGCACGGGATCACCCACCGCCACCGCACGGGCTCCGGCGGCGCATCCCACACCGCGGGGTTGTCGACGGCCTGGTAGCGCTCAGTCCGTTGCGACTCGACGACGCCGTGGACTTCTGGCGCGCGCGTGGCCTTGCCGAGATCGTGATTCGTCACGAGCTGACCTCCTTCGAAACGAGCGCGATGGGTTTGCGGGGACGACCGGGCCGGCGAACGACCCGGATCTCGTGATCCTTGATGTAGCCGAGGATCGTGCTCTGCCGGTAGCGGACGAGTCGGCCGAGCGGGACGAAAGGGATCTCGCCGGAGCGCCGCCGGTGGTCTAGCGCCTTCGGCGTCGTCGAGAGGATCTCGGCGGCTTCGGCCGGCGTGAGAAGACGGTCGGTGCCGTTCATCGGTCGCCTCCGAAGAGGGTTCGCTGGCCGGTCGCAAGAGCGCGGATCCGCAGGTAGCTCTCCCCCGCCTCGTGCTCGGCGATCGCCTGGTAGGCGTCGATCGCGGCGAGGTGCCCGCGGATGCGAGCGTTCAAGCGCGGGTCGGGATCCGCATCGAGCAGCGCCAGGGTCTCCCGCCAGTTCAGCGAGAGCGGATCCTCGTGCCGGCGGAAGTACGTCGAACGATCAACGCCCAGCTTGAACGCGACGGCGGCGGCCTTGTGGCTCCCCTGCGCCCGTTCGAGCGCGTCGCCCAGCTCCCGTTCGATCGTGGGCGAAAGTACCGTCGCATTTCTGCGACTCGCCTGAGACGATCGGAAAGCCTCGTGCGACGGATCAGAGATTCCGTTCGCCTTGGCGCTCGCCGCGCTTCGCGTAGCTTCCCGGCGTGTGGACACGGGTTACGCCGCCTCGCTGTAGAAATCCTCGAGGGACTTGCCCGTCGCGGCCGCGATCTCGGCGAGGTCGGAAGCGTCGGGCTCCCCTTCCCCGTTTTCCCAACGGGCCAGCGTTTGCCGGGACACGTTGATGATCGAGGCGAGGTCGCTGATGCTTCGATCGCCTCGCGCCTCCTTGAGCTTTTCTGGGCTGAATCGCTTCATCGTCTCTCCGTCCGTTTTTGGACCGGGCCATATATAGGCCGTCCGTTTTTGGCCGTCAAGACCTTTTTTGGACGGATGTTCATTTTTGGTCTGGGGAAGGAAACTCGCTGGGATGGACGACGCGGAGAAAGCGGCCCTGGGCGCGAGGATTCGGCAGGCCGTGGTCCGGTCGGGGCTATCGCAAGAAGAGATCGCCAGGAGGTTGAAAGCCCGCGGATTCCCGGTGACGTCCGGTCACCTGCGCCGCTGGATGGGAGGGAAGCACGCCCCCCGGATCAACCTGCTGATGAACTTTGCCGAGGTGACCGGTCAAGACGCGGAATGGCTCTTCGGCGCCAAGAAGCGGGTTCCCGGTTACTCGAGCTCCGAGTTGCCGGCCAACCATGAGCAGGCCGTTCGCTTCGGCGAATGGATGCTCGCGCTCCCCGACGACGTGCGCGCCTTCACGTTCTTCATCGGGGAGCTTCTAGCGAAACCCGGGGGGCTCGCTCATTTCGCGGAGATCGCTGCTGGCTCTCTCGCTCGCATGGAGCAGAGCAGCTCTGAACCAGCGGGCACATCACGCAAACGGAAAGCGGCGGCCAACTCGGGTTCGAAGGCTTCCGGACGATGACGAAGGCTAGGATCTTTGCTGCCATGACCACCGGCAGCCCGTCAGTCGCGACGTCGGCATCTAAAAATGCCGGTCCCCCGCCGGCGGGTCGCTGCAACGGGGGCCATTCAGGCGTCGGACCTGGGTTCTCGAATCGTGCGGCCGGAAGCTACTGCGAAAGGAAGGCGAAGGCAACATGAAAGTGATCCTGAGAGGCGTGCTCGTGGTCGGACTCATTGCGATCCGTCCGGCCCTCTGCAAGCCGCCCGCGGTCCGGGACTGTTGGCGTGGAAATACCGCGCTGGAGAACGTCGCGCTGGCCTGGAAACCGACGGAGGAAATCGCGGTGCCTGCTCCCAAGGTGATCGCAATTACACCGGGCGCCGCCGTCGGGGCAGAGTCGGCGGCACCAGCTGCGGTCCGAATCGAGGTCGCGGCCCTTACCGACGCGCGCGAGAAACCGAAACGGATCGGGGAGAACCGAGAGGATGTCGATCACGGGTGCATCTATCCCGTAACCACCAAGGACGATGCAGCAGCGTGGACGGCCGATGGGATTCGAAGGTTGTTGAAACAGCTCGGACTCAAGGTCGTTGATCATGAAGGTGACGTGATCGTCTCCGGGGAGCTGCGCCAGTTCTTCGTGACCGAGGGCGGAACGTACGACGGTGAGATCGGGTTCAGGCTCGATGTCGTGTCGAAGGCAGGGAAGCCAATCTGGTCCGGCCTGATCCGCGGAACCAACGCGCACTGGGGCAAGTCGTACAGGCTAGCGAATTACCACGAAACACTGAGCGACGCACTGATCGACGCGGTCAAGAACCTGATGGCCGATCCCGGATTCGCCCGAGCGCTCGGCGGAGATGACTCGCCCGCGGCCAAGGGGGATAAGCCGTGACCGACCCTGTCGTCGTCGCACGCAAGCCGAACCGGGCGAAGCTCATCGGCGCCGTCCTCTGCATGCTCGCGACCATCGGCTGCATCGCGGGCGCGGCCGCGAGTGGAACCTCCCAGGCCGTCACGATCACGCTTTCGATGTTCCTCTTCCTCGGCGGGCTGGGATCGTTCGTCGTCGGTCGCCTCCAAGAGTGACCCTCCCCGACGTCGTCGGTTGCCCGAACTGCGGGACGAGCCTTCGTGTTCGCCCTGCGAACTGCCCGGGCTGCGGCTTCGCGATCCGGGCGTATCGCGTGCGCGTCACGATCGGCGATCGCGTGAAGGTGCACGAGCGCGTCGTCGCGATCCCGCCGGAGCAGCTCGACAAGTTCCAGATGGCGGGCGACGTCGTCGAGGAGATTCCGCCGACGGAGGACGAAACACCATGACCGAGTCCCGCGTTCCCTGCCCGATGTGCGGCGCTCCGGTCGACGAGAGCGCGAAGCGGTGCCCCGTCTGTGGCCGCGGGATAGCGGTCGTGGTTTTGCGCGCGACGACGCTTGGTTGGCCGACGAACTCGCCGAGCTTCTCCGGGGCCGAACGGTGAGCGTCGAGGAAGTCCATGACTTGACGATCGAGAAGACCCCCTGCGTCAGCTTCAAGGGAGCACTGAAGATTCTCGAAAAGGCGGGACGACTGACCGCGGTGGATCCGCCGGAGAGACGGCGCCCTGGGACTTACGCCGACGAGGCGATGCGCCTCAAATTCGGGTAGCGCCTCCGATGGTCGCCGCCGGCCATTGATCCCAGGTCCGCCCGTCGAGCTCGCGACCACCGGCCTTAGGAGTGCGTCCGCCCCATTGCTTGAAGAAGAACGCGACGCCGTTCGTCCCGCAGCGATCGCGAATTGCGCGCACCCACGCCGCCTCGACCGGCCTGAAGTTCGGCCCGCTCTCGCCGCCGACGATCGCCCAGTCGATGCTCGCAAGACTCAACGATGGGAGCGGTCCGAGGAGCGGCTCGAGCGAGAGGAAACGAACCGCCGCCGGCGTCAGCCGCAGATAATCAGCGCGCCAGGAGTACTCGTCGTTCTCGATCGAGACGCCGAGCCACACGTTCGGGAGTTCACGGAGCGCCGCGGGGAACGCCGAGACGACCTGCTTCATCCGCTTGGGCCGTTTCGTGAGGACCTGGAACTGATGCCGAGGGGTCTCGGCCATGGTCCGGAACACCCGCTCGATGAATGCCGCGGGCACATCGACGTGGAACAGGTCGGACATCGAGTTCACGAACACCCGTCGCGGCTCGCGCCAGCGCTTCGGCTCGTCGACCTTGTCCGCGTGGACCGTGAGCTTGAAACCGGGACCATCCGTTCCGTCGTTCTGATATCGCGGGTTGCCCATCGCCTTCAGGCGCTTGGCGAGTGTCGCCGCGTAACAGTGGTCACAGCCCGGTGAGACTCTCGTACAGCCCGTCGTGGGATTCCACGTCGCGTCGGTCCATTCGATCGACGTCCCGGTGCTCACATGTCGCCTCGCACGCAGTCTATCCCTCCTTCGCCTGACTTTCACCGTAGAATCTCGCCCATGCCGAAGGCCCCCGCCCGCCGCACTTACGGCTCCGGCTCGATCGAGGAGCTGCCGAGCGGCCAGTACCGGGCCCGGATCTGGATCTCTGGGCTGCCCCGCCGCAAGACGTTCGACACGAAGCAGCCGGCCAAGAACTGGCTCGACGGTCAGATCGGTGAGCGGGTCTCGCGGGCCGACGGCACGTTCGCCGGCCGGGGCTCGCAGCCGGAGCTCACGCTCAAGGACATGGAGAAGGAATTCCTCGGGGACCTAAAGACGTCGGGGCGCACCGATCGGACGCGGAAGGGCTACCGCTCCCACGTCGGCATGGTGGTGAAGTTCTGGGGCGACCTCCGCGTCCTCGAGATCGACGGTCCGCAGCTCGAGCAGATCGTCCGCGCGATGCACGCGAAGAAGTGGGCGGCGTCGACGATCAGGAATCGGCTCGCGGCGCTCTCCGGAATGGTGAAGCTGGCGCAGCGGCTCGGGTGGACGCCGGCGCGTGTGCTCCCGGTCCGCCGGCCTCGGGTCACGCTCGCGTCACGCCCGGACGCGTACACCGCCGAGGAGGTTGCCGCACTTGTGCGCACTTGTGAGCAGTCCTGGCAGCGGTGCGCGATCCTCCTCGGCGCCGATGCCGGACTCCGCCGCGGCGAGATCATCCGGGTCCGTCGCGGAGATCTCGCTGGGCTGACGCTCACCGTCCCAGTGCGTGACGAGATCGACCAGCCGAAGAGCGGCCGCGCGCGGATGATCCCGATCACGCGCGAGCTCGCAAAGGCCATCGAGAAGTGCACCAGCGACCCGGACGGCCTCGTGGTCGGCCGCCCTGAGTGGAACACTCCCGACCAGCTGTCGAAGCTCCTGGAGCCCGTGTGGCTCGCGGCAGGGGTCGAAGGAGGCGTGCGCCTCCATCGCTTGCGGCACTACTGGGCGTCGGCGCTGGCGAACGGCGGGAAGGCGACGCCGTGGGAGCTGATGGAATGGGGCGGCTGGGCGTCTCTCGACATGGTGAAACGCTACTACCACGCGCCGCTGAGGGTAAATCGGGCGCCGTTGCGCGGTCTCGATCGCGCGAAGATAGCCCACGAACAGCCCACGGAAAAAGCGAAAGTCCCCGTTCCACGTGGAAATAGCTTGAAAGCAAAGGCGAAATGATGGTGCCCCCACCTGGACTCGAACCAGGGACCAGCGGATTATGAGTCCATTCGAAGCTTCGCACCGCTTCGCACCGGTTGGTCCCGGTTCGCACCCACGCCGTTGAATTGTTGGGGGTTATGCCGTTATGCCGGAATGCACTTTCGCCCGCCTGATGCCGGTTCGCACCGGTTCAAACCGCGTCACCCGGCCCACGGAATTTATCCGCAGTGTTGGATCTCGCCGTTGGTGATGAAGCCGTGCCACGCGCAATCCCAAGGCCCATCGCCAGACGGAACGCGAAGAATCGAAGGCGTCAGGGTGAGCGTCTCGAACGTGTCGCCGGTGCGCTGCCAGCCACGGCCGGGTTTAGGGTCGTAGGCCGGCCCCCCATCGAGCGGATTCGCGAATGGCACGTAGACGGGGTTGTCGTCGCCGTGCTTGCCGCATGGGCAATTGAACATCACGCCGACGCCTTCGCGGCGCGGCACGGGCTGTCCGTTCTGCGTAACCCCAGAGCCGCCGGCCCCAATCCATCGCGGGTTCAGGTCCGTGAGCTTCACAGCTGCACCCCCCAACCGACCAGCACCCCCGCGCTCACCCGGCCATCGAGCGCGACCGCGAGCCCGGGCCCGACGAACCATCCCGCCCGCCACTTCGTGATCCCGCGCGGGAGGATCGCGAACCTCGGTGGCGGGTTCTTGAACGCCTTCCACGCCGCCACCAGGTCCGGATCGACCCCCGTTGTCGACTTCGCGGTCTTAACCGGAAGCTCCTTCGTCTCGCACGGCTCACCTTTTCCGCACTCTCCAGGGACCTTCAACGCACCCCACGAGACGGTCGCAAAGACGCGGCTCTTCCATTCGATCGTGCCGTCATCGAGTCCGACGACCGCGGTCTGCACGTCGGCGCTCACGCCGACCGGCGCCGTGGTCCCGGTCGGCTGGGGAGAAGCGGCCGCAGCCGTCTCCCCAGCTCCGGCCGCTGGCGATGGGGGTTCGATCCCCAGCGGGATGTCGAATGTCACCGTGTCCGTCTTGGTCCGGTTGCTCGCGAGCATCGGAACCTTCGCCGCCTTGGCCGCCTCGATCTCCTTCTCTAGCGCCGGGACCGCCGTGGCGAGCTCGCGCTGGGATTTCTCGGCGGCTTGCTCCCAGCCCGCGGCTTCGAGCTTCGTTTTCTGGATCGCCACGCGCGCGGCGAGCTCGCGCCCTTGAGCTCGATCGAGTTGCCAGCTGAGGACGCCGGCGTAGATCGCCAGCGCGATGAAGGCGATCAGAGGAACGAGGCGGCGGGCGGTCACGTCAGTTCGCCGGCGTCGCGGACTTGTCGGCCGCTGCGACCACGTCGTCGAGGTGCAGGCACTCCTTCAGATTCGGACACGGCGGCGTGGCGGAGAGGATCGCCAGTTTTCCGTTGCAGTAATCGTTGCCCGGCGTCGCGTCGTAGAGGATGCCGACCATCCCCTTGCTGTAGCCGTCCACGATCATGACCTTGTCGCCGTTCTTCGCTTCTCTCCCGTTCTTGTAGTGCATCGGTCGCTCCTTTGAAAAGGGGTCCGTTTCTACCCACGGCTCGGGGTTAGGTGGTGAGGATCGCCGCGCGCAGCGACGTGACGCCTTCCTGTCCCTGATTGGCGTCGACCCGCAGTGCGTAATAGTCGGCTCCGATGATGATGACCTTCGGGTTGATCGCGTCCCCGGCGATGCCGGCTCCATTGGCATCGATCGCCGTCGCCCACGTCACGCCATCCGAGAGCAGCCCGGAGACGGACATCCCTCCGTAGCCGTCGCCGCCGTACGGGATGATGTGGAGCGTGCTGAGATAGAACCGGGGCACGTTGCCACCGCCGAGCTTGAGCGACACCGTCGCTCCCTCCTGGATTGGCTCGTTGTCTTCACCGACGAAATCGTAGATTTGCATGCGTGTCTCCAGCCCGTCAGGGCTTGTCGATCGGCGGCCCGGGCCGCACCAAGTTCAGATCCGTCGCGCCTGCACCCGCGAGCGCGGCGAGAAGCCCAAAGAATCCGGAAGCGATCCAGGACCAGGGCGGCCCGGCCGGCGTCGTCACGAAGCCGGCGCCCTGCGCCACGACCCCGCCCGCGATACCGAAGCTCGCGACGATCAACGAGACCTGGCGATCGGAGAGCTTCGTCATCTTCTGCAAGCCGTGGATGGCCGCCCAGACGGCGCCAGCGATGACAGCGAACGCTGCGATGTAGGTGGTCAGGTCGTTCAACGCTTCTCCTTTGCTCCCGTGAGGTCGATGCTCGACAGCACGCGGCGGTTGTAGCGGTCGCCTTCGATCAGGTAGCCGAAGAGCCGCCGGTTTTCCGCTTGATTCAGTTCGAGCGCCTTGGTCACGTCGGCGTTCTTTTCTTGCCATTCCTTCCGCGTGACGTAGGGATTGGCTTTGCCGTCGGCGGCTATCGCCGCGGCGATCTTGTCGGGCACGTTCAGCTGATCCGCACGGATGACCGCCATCTGAGTGCTCAGCGAATTGGCCCATGAGATGCCAGCCCAGAGCGTGCCGAGGACCGTGGTGACCGAGACGATTTGCGGCAGGAGTCGGTCCCACCCCTGGACGTGCTCGCGATCGTCGTTCGGGTCGTGGTTGATCGAACGCGTGCGCCAGTGCGTCGGGATCATGCGGAGAAAGCGGAGCGTCATCGCTACCCCTTGGGCGCCGCGAGGAACGCCCGCAGCTCGTCAATGAAGTCGTCTTTGGCGACGGCTGGCGCGGCCGCGATGAGTGCGTGCGCTTCGTGATCCTCGTCCAGGTCGTAGAACTTGAGGCGGCCGAGCTGCTTCACGAACTTGTCGGCGGTCGCCCACTTCGGCGCCTTGCCGATCTTGTCGAGGCTGATGTCGTAGTACGAGTCGGCGCCGGGGGCCGGGTTTTCGACGTCGCCGTAGACCACGTCGTAGCTGGCTCCGAGACCAGAGAGCCAAGACGGATCGGGGAGCTTCGGCTGCAGCTTGATCTGCGGATCGTTCGGATCGGTGAGCGAGGAGTACTGCCACTTCTTCCAGATCACAGAGAGGAGGTCCGTCCCCCACCACCCTGGATGCCGCACTCGGTTCATGACCGAATGCGCGACGGCGACTTGCGCGTCGAACGACTCCCCGCGGGATTCGCGCCAGACGAGGATCGCGAGGTCTCGGAAGCCTTCAAGCTTCGACGCCATCAGAAGGGTCATCGGTCCGCTCATGAGACCTCCCGCAGTTGATCGCTGCGACGCAGCCCATGCTTCGCCGCGAGTCGTCGGACGTCCTGCCAGCTGGCGTTCAGAAGTTTCGCGGCCTCGATCTGGACGCCGCCGGCGCGCCGAAGGGCGAGCCGCAGGAGCTCGCGCTCGGCCGCATCGAACGAGGACTCCCCCTCGCGCCGGATGGCGTTGACCGGATCGAGCAGCTCGAAGAGAGGCGGCTCAGGCTTCAATTGCATGGCCCTGGCGCCGAGCAGATCGGCGAGAAGCAGATCGAGACGACGTTGGAGAATGACGTGGAGCGATTCCCGGCGGTGTCGTAGGCGAGCACCGAAAACTCGTGGAGGGTGTTCGGAGCGCACCAGGAGCAATACCGCTGTACGGCGTCGTCGATGTTGATCCCACGGCAAATCCGGGTTCCGGTGCCGGGCCCGTCGTCCTCCGTCCAATCGCACGGGATCGTCGCGACCAGATTCCATGTCCCGCCCGGATCGCGCTCGTAGAGGTCGTGGCCTGCGAGGTCGGCGTCCGGCACCTGGTCCCAGATAAGGGTCGGCGTCGGCGTGGCGCACGGCGTCCCCGCCGCGATCAGCGCGGGCGTGCAGGTCGGGAGCGGGACACATGAGACGGCGGCCAGAAGCATCGCAGCGAGCATCACCACACCCCCGTGCCGAGACCCGGGACCTGGTCGATCAGATCGACAGCCTGAACCGCGAGCGTGTAGGTCGCGCCGGCGAACGTCTTCCCCTGAATCGCCTTCGGTCCGTCGTGGAACTTCGCGTCCGGATCCATCTGCCGATGGGTGAGTCCGCCATCGAGGCTGAGGTAGACCGTCCACGTGTCGTTCTGGCGGAGTCGGTTGACGACGAGCAGGAGGTACTGCACCAGGCTCGTGTCGATGACTTCGAACGTCATCTTGCAGATCGGACGAAAACCCCACGGCTTCGCGTTGCTCCGACGGTTCACGTCGGTGCGCGCTGTGACGTCGGGCTGGTGGTCCGGCTCGACAGACTTCGGGGGCAGGACCTCCATGAGATCGAGCGTCTCTTCGATGCCGTCGGTCGGCACGAACTTGAACACCGGCCGCCACGCGTATTGAGACATCAGCGCACCTCGAAGAGCCGAAGGGATTGCTCGCGATCGCGGGTGTTGGACTGCACTTGGGTGGCGAGCCACTTCCGATCCTCGAAGGTCAGAACGTCGAGGACACGGACCGGCTCTTCCGGCTCGTCGATGCGGATGTTCTCCTGGCGAACGACGCGGTTCACATAGGCCACGTAGAGGAGAGAAATGGCGAGTGCCATACCGGGCGTCGAGATCAGAGGCGAGGAGATCTCGAGCGTCTTGGCGCTGCCACCATCGACGCCCTGGATTACGGTGAAGTCCTGGCCGAGCGGATCCTTGCCGGAGACCTTCACCGCGGTGCGATAGAACTCCCAGATCGGAATACTCGTGCGATCGAGTGGATCGTCGATCGTCTGCATGGGTGATGCCGCGAGGAACGAAGGCCGCTGGATGAGGGAGACGACGTTATAGCGGTCGGTGTCCAGGTACGCGAGCGAGGCGACCGAAAGCTCCTTGAGCGCGCCTGCGCAGGACAGCCCGGTGAAATCCGCGTATGGAATGACACCGTCGAGCCGCGTGGAGAGGATGAACCACTCGCCGGCGGCGTAGCCGATCGTGATCCGTCGGCCGTCCGGGAGGGTCAAGAGCGTCTGGTAGGCCTTCGGCCCCATGAACGTCGGGCCAGGCGCTGAGGCGGAGCCAGCAACCCGGTAGGAAGCGACGTAGTTCCAGCTTCCGTATTGGCCGCGTGCGTCGAAGATGGCCACCCAGGTTTCGCCGGCGCGTTCGAACAAGAACGTGAACCACAATCGGCTGACAAAGCCACCGACGGTGCCGCCGTCCCCCCAGGTGCGCATCGTCCAATGGAGGATCTTGTCGGTCGTCGGCCACGGAATCGTTCGAAGCGGCGGATCGTTCCCGGCCATGCCTCCGTCGTAGAACACGATGTCGTTCGTCTGGTCGTCGACGAGAACGAGGATGCCGCCCGCGCTGTATCGGATCCACCGCAAGTGCCCGCTGATCGTCGTCGAGATCGTGTGGAACGTGCCGTCCCAATACCTGAGCTCGCGGAAGCCTCCGGGGTTGCGGTAGCTGAAGTACGTCCGGTTGTTCGCGGCGGCGAACTCAACCGATGCCATCGAGAGCGGATAGTTTTGCAGCGAGGAGACTCCGAGATCGACGTCGGCTCCTCCGTTCAAATTTCGGAAGAGGTGAAACTTCGAGGCGGCCCCGGCCACATTGCGATAGATCCATCCGGTCGCGTGATCGGGAGCGTAGGTGCCCGTGTCGGCGATCCCGGCGAGTGCGGTCTGGATCGTTCCTGGTTCCGTGTCGAGGTAGGGCGTCCAGTCGAGCTGGGGGAGGTTCGATGTCGCGCCGTCGGTCCATGCGGCCGTCGGGCCCGTCGTTTCCTTCCGCTTCGTTTCATCGCCCGAGAGGAACGTGGCGACGATCTTTCCGGCCTGGGGGATCAGCGACATGGGGATCGTGGCGACCCCCAGACCATGGGCCGCGATCGGATGGGCAAGAGGGAATGTCGCCAGCTCGTGCCCCAGATCGATCGTTCGGTTGTTGGCTTGCCCCGCGTCGCAGATGGCGCCGGCGAGGAAGGCGGCGGTCTTCTCGCGGTGGAAGTAGGTGTCGAGCGTGAGATCCGCCGCGGTGAATGTGTTTTGCGCGTTGTCTTTGACTCGGAAGGCCGTCGCGGAATCGATGCGATCGACGGTGAACGTCTCTTGCGTGCTCACGCCGGCGACGGAGACCCTGGCCGTGATCTGGTCGCCGCGTAGGAGATCGGTCGTGTCGTTCGTCGTCGCTGCCTTCGTCCCCCCGGTGATCGTGAGCGTTCGCCCCGTGACGACGCGTCCTACGCCCGTAGCGGAGGCAAGCTCGAGCGCCT